ACACCCGCTGGAGATGTATACACTATTGTTGTAAACTCACCAGGATTTATTTTAGATGCAGGTGAGACTGTTTCTTTTTCAAGAAATGTAAATGCTACAGAGGGCTCTTTTGCTATAGGAGCTGAAAGCGTAACATTAGGCAACCGAAGTATATCTTTAGGTTATCTCGCAAAAGCAGAGTCTAATCAATCCGTAGCTATAGGTGAAAACGCTTGGACAAAAAACCAGGGGAGTGTTGCTATTGGTAAAGACGCTATAGATAACGTAGCTGACCAAGTTGCGATTGGTGGAGATAATATAAGGTTAAACGCATACGGTTCTGGAGTTATTACAGGAACAACAGCTTTTGCATTAGGGGTTACCTCTTTTGGAGAAGTTATTGAAATTTCCGCTGTTGACATTGACAACTACGTAAACGGGGGTACTTATAGCGGTGGTACTTTAACGCTTGAAAGAACAGGTAGCCTTGGGGACATTGATATTGGTGGTTTTCTTGAAATAGGTTCAGGTGCAGGGCAAGCATTAGCTGGCAATACAACAACCATAAGCGTACAACAAGCAAGTGATATAAGTACAAATAATTTAAAAGTTAGTTTTCCAGAAGCTCCAACTGATGGGCAGCAATATGCTCGTCAAAATAGCGGTTGGTCTGTTGTTTCTGGAGGCGGCGGCGGCGGAGTTGGCGGTTCAGGTACAGTTAATACTATACCAATTTGGAGTACAACTACTGATTTAACAGATTCTCAAATTACTGATGACGGAGCAGATATAAATATTTCTTCAAGTAGAAACTTTAATGCAACAAGAAATTTTGGAGTAAACGAATTTAATGCTAAAATAGATGTCGGTAGTGGTTTAAATGCGGGTTTAGTCGCATTAGAAGTAAGACAAAAAGCATACGTTAGGGGTGGAATGGTAATCTCACCTAACCCAACAAATGTTCAAGTAGATGATAGTTCTCTTGTTATTGGTAGTGGTTCAAATGATATAGTTAATGGTTCAGACCATTGTTTGACAGTTGGTAGTGGTAATCAAATACTTAATGATTCTGATAGGTCAGTTTCATTTGGAAATAATAATGAAACAATACAATCTGATAACTCTATGAATGTTGGTAATACCAACATATTAAAATATTCAAATAACTCTCACGTAATTGGTCAAAATAACCAAATGGGAGATGAATACCCAAGTAACTTTTCGGGTTTAAACAACTCTTTAATAATTGGGTCAGACAATTTGCTTTTAACTGATGATGGAAGCCCCGCACCTTCAAGTGGTGGATTGAGTTTTGTTATAGGACACGATAATGATTTAAGGCATACTTTACAAAATTCATTTAGCTTTGGATATAGTATATCTAATTTAGGCCTTTCATCAACTCCACATAGAAACGATTTCAATATTGGTGGAGATTTAGTAGGGGTAAATCAAACAATGACTTTAGGTTACAGAAATGATACTACATCATATCCAACAATAGACCGAAATAACGGACTTGGAGAAACAAAATTTGTAGTTGCAGTAGGAAGTAGCACAACAACAAACGCAAATGCTTTATTAATAACAGAAGGCGGTATAAGCGGTGGTAGTGGCGGAACAGTACCTCAGGTGCCAAGAGTTATTTTACCAACAGTACCTTCGTTTTCAGCAAGTGACGATACAGCTGCAACTGCTATTGGAATACCCTCAGGAGGTCTCTACCAAAGTAATGGAGGCTTAAGAATTAATACAGGAAGTACAGTTATTAATCAAGGTATGTGGACTCCTCAGCTCATAGGTTTAGGCAGTGGCATTAATTTTAATTTTGTACCAACCACAGGATATCCTCAAGGAACATATAACATAATAGGCAACACCATAACATGCTGGTTTGAAATTAGGGGCACTGCTACTTGGGCATCATCAACAGGCTCTCCATTTATAGAAGGATTACCTTACGCTATCGCAAGTTCTCCTTCTGGAGGCACGGTAGAGTCTATAGGGGGTGTTTTTACTTATACAGAAGGAACTAATTCAATACCAGTTTCTTTTACAAAGTCCTCATCTAACAGAGTTGGTTTAACACATCAAAGCAATAATTTAATATCAACAGTATCTCTTGGCTCTGTTATTACAAGCGGAGCTTTGTTTAGATTAAAAGGATATATAAACTATAGATTAGCGTAAAATTATGAAAGAATTAATACAAATAGAAGTAGCTGAAGAATACGTGATAAGAGGTGTTTATAAATTAGAAGATAATGAGACTCTTGTTAGTACTTATTCTCCTTTCATACCTATAGAGGATTTGCCAATTGAACTTCAAGATACAGCTTCAAGTATTTGGACTGAAGAAGTTATGCAGGAGTATCAATTAAAATTAGATGAAATAATATCAAGTTTAAATTAAAAAATTAATAAAATTAAATTAAATGGACATAAGAAAAATATCAGTTGGCCCTGATTACAAGTCAGGCGCTATGCACTACTTGGTTGGGCAAGATGTATTAGGTGGTAATTACATTATTCATTTAATAAAGTATGACGAGCCAAAAGATTCTTTCAAGATTTATATTCAAGATAAGGAGGTAGTTATGCTTTGGAAAGAGTTTAGCTCAACAATGCCTATATCAATTGAATATAATATAAACTTTTGAAATCACCATTTAGTTTTATCGTACAACCTCAAGATAATAAGAGGTACAATAACACCAAAAAAATTGGCGGTATTGAATTTGTAGTAAGTACATCTGAAGAAGATTACGAGTCCGCAAACAGGGAGGCTGTAGTTTTATCTACACCTATAGGGTATTGTGGAGAAATTGAACCAGGCGACACTTTGCTTGTGCATCATAATGTGTTTAAATTTTATAACGACATAAAAGGAAGGCGTAAAAGCGGTAAAAGTTTTCTTAAGGAAAATTTGTTTTTAGTAGATAACGACCAATTCTTTTTGTACAAAAAAATCCACCAGTGGTATGCTCATGATAAGTATTGTTTTGTTGAACCTATACCTCCAAAAGAATCAATTATTTTAAAACCATTAAAGGAGGAGCCTTTAGTCGCAAAGATGATTTACCCAAATAGCAAGTTATCACAACAAGGCGTTAAGAGGGGGGACTTAGTTTCTTTTAAACCGGATAGTGAATACAAGTTTACTTTAGATGGTAAAAAACTTTACAGGATGTATGACCACCAAATAACTATGGTTTTATGAAATCTACTGAAGAAATTAAATTAGAAATTATAAATGCGGGGCGAAGAGCTGTAGAGCAACTTATAAAGGTAGCAAAAGAAGATATAATAAAGCCAGACCCAGAAGACGATATATCTGCGGATAGATTAAAAAATGCGGCAGCAACAAAAAAGCTTGCTATATTTGATGCGTTTGAGATTTTAAATAGAATAGAAAGTGAAAAAGAAGCTTTATCTTTAAGTAAAAATAATAACAGTGTAGATTCAAAACAAGGTTTTGCAGAAAGAAGGTCAAAATAAATTATATAGAGTAGTTAAAGATTATATCTCTAAATCCGTAATAACCAACAAAAATAGAAATAGAAGTTGGGTATATGGATATAATGAAAAATATGATGTTGTTATAATTTCAAAAACAGGTCAAATTGGAAATGTAATTTTAATTAACGGACTGCATATAGCGCTTCCTAAAACTCCAGATGAGTGTCTTCAAAGACACTCTAAAAAAGAAGAACAGTATTGGGAGCGTAAACAATTACCTAAGCAGCTTTCCAGAATACAGTCTATATTTCAATGGAATGAAATGCCGTCAGAGTTTAAAAACAGATGGGTAGATTACATAGAAGGAGAGTTTGATAGACGGGATGAAGGCGCTTGGTTTATGAATAATGGAGTGCCAACATATATAACAGGTGCGCATTATATGTACTTACAGTGGACTAATATTGACATTGGGTATCCGGAGTACCGTGAGGCTAATCGTATATTTTATATTTATTGGGAAGCCTGCAAAGCTGATAAGAGAAGCTTTGGTATGATTTACTTAAAGATAAGACGCTCTGGATTTTCATTTATGGGTTCTTCAGAATGCGTAAACACAGGGACACTTGCAAAAGATTCAAGAGTTGGAATACTTTCAAAAACCGGGTCTGATGCTAAAAAAATGTTTACAGATAAAGTAGTGCCGATATCTAACAGGTTACCTTTCTTTTTTAAACCCATACAAGACGGTATGGATAAGCCCAAAACAGAGTTAGCCTTTAGGATACCAGCCTCTAAAATTACAAAGAAAAATATGTATGATGTAGAGACTGAAGAGCTCTATGGATTAGACACAACAATTGATTGGAAAAACACAGATGATAACAGCTATGATGGCGAAAAGTTATTGTTGCTTGTTCACGATGAAAGCGGTAAATGGATAAAGCCAAATAATATTCTTAATAATTGGAGAGTTACAAAAACATGTTTGCGTTTAGGTAGTAGGATTATAGGCAAGTGTATGATGGGCTCTACATCAAACGCATTAGACAAGGGTGGTAACAATTTTAAAAAACTTTATAATGACTCTAATGTTTTTAACCGAAATGCTAACGGGCAAACAAAAAGCGGAATGTATAGTTTGTTTATCCCGATGGAATGGAACATGGAGGGCTTTATAGATAGATACGGAATGCCTGTGTTTCACACCCCTAAAAACCCAAAGGTAGATACTTATGGTGAATACATTAACCAAGGGGCCTTGGATTATTGGCAAAATGAAGTTGAATCATTAAAATCAGATGCTGATGCTCTTAATGAGTTTTATAGACAATTTCCAAGAACTGAATCACATGCGTTCCGTGACGAGAGCAAACAATCTTTATTTAATCTTACACGCATATACCAACAAATAGATTATAATGACTCTATGATTAAAGAGCATTATTTAACAAGAGGAAGTTTTTCTTGGAAAGACGGAATAAAAGACACTAAAGTAATATGGTCTCCAGACAAAAAGGGAAGGTTTCTTTGTTCTTGGCTACCGAGCGCAAATTTACAAAATAGATTCTTTAATAAGAATGGTAAAAAATATCCAGGGAATGAACACCTGGGGGCTTTTGGTTGTGATAGTTATGATATTTCAGGAACGGTTGGGGGTAAAGGTTCAAACGGAGCGCTTCATGGTTTAACCAAGTTTAATATGGACGATGCTCCAAGCAATGAGTTTTTTCTTGAATACATAGCCAGGCCACAAACTGCTGAAATATTTTTTGAAGAAGTACTTATGGCTTGTGTATTTTACGGAATGCCAATATTAATTGAAAACAACAAACCCCGTCTCTTATATCATTTTAAAAATAGAGGTTACCGAGGATTTAGTTTAAATAGACCTGACAAACAATTTAATCGTTTGTCTAAAACAGAGCGAGAGTTAGGTGGAATACCAAACAGTAGCGAAGACATTAAGCAAGCTCACGCATCAGCTATTGAGTCGTATATAGAAAAACACATTGGCATTGATTTAGATGGTAGCTTTAGAGACTCAGACGCAATGGGCTCTATGCCATTCACACGGACATTAGAAGACTGGGCGAAGTTTGATATTAGCAATAGAACTAAGTATGATGCCTCGATTAGCTCTGGTTTAGCCATAATGGCGTGTCAAAAGCACTTGTATACACCTGAAAAGAAAGAATCAAAAATAAAACTTAACTTTGCAAGGTATACTAACAACGGAGTATTAAGTGAATTAATTAGATAGATGAAAGACGTTAAGGTAAATATTTCATCTGTAGGTTTTCCCAGTCAATTTGTTTCTGACGCTGAAAAAGCAACTGACGAGTTTGGATTACAAATTGGGCAAGCAATACAGTATGAATGGTTTAAAAAAGATGGTAACGCTTGTCGTTATTATGACCAATGGAGAAACTTTCATAGACTAAGACTATACGCCCGAGGAGAGCAGTCAGTGGGGAAGTATAAAAATGAAATCGCTATTGACGGCGATTTATCTTACCTCAACTTAGATTGGACTCCAGTACCTATATTGCCTAAATTTGTAGATATTGTTGTTAATGGAATGTCTGATAGGCTTTTTAAAGTAAATGCTTATGCTCAAGACGCAATGTCTCAAGCCAAGAGAAGCAAGTATCAAGATATGATTGAAGGCCAAATGGCCGCTAAAGATATTTTGTTAGACATACAAAAAGCGACAGGTGCTGACCCGTTTACAACAGACCCTGAGTCATTACCTCAAAACGATGAAGAGCTTTCTTTGTATATGCAAATAAATTACAAACCTGCTATCGAGATTGCGGAGGAAGAAGCTGTTAATACTTTGTTTGAGGAAAATCATTATATAGACCTAAGAAAAAGGTTTGATTATGATTTGACCGTTTTAGGAATGGGTGTTGCTAAACATGAGTTCCTTCCTGGAGCTGGTGTTCAGGTAGAGTATGTAGACCCAGCAAACGTTGTATATAGTTACACTGAAGACCCTCATTTTAAAGATTGTTTTTATTGGGGTGAAATTAAAACATTGCCAATTACAGAGTTATTAAAAATTGACCCTAAATTAACTAATGAAGATTTAGAAGAAATTAGCCAGTACAGCCAAAGTTGGTACGATTACTATAATGTCGCTCAGTTTTATGAGAATGATATTTTTTATAAAGACACATGTACCTTAATGTATTTTAATTATAAAACCACCAAGAAGATGGTTTATAAGAAAAAAATATTAGAAAACGGTGGTAGTAAAGTTATAGAAAAAGATGACCAATTTAACCCTCCTGTTGAAATGATGGAAGAGGGTAATTTTGAAAAGATGGAAAAAACCATAGACGTTTGGTATGACGGCGTTATGGTTATGGGTACAAACATTATTTTGAAATGGGAGCTTGCTCAAAACATGGTAAGACCAAAGTCTTCCAGCCAACACGCACTGCCTAATTATGTTGCTGTAGCTCCAAGAATGTACAAAGGTGTTATTGAATCTTTAGTTAGAAGAATGATACCATTTGCAGATTTAATTCAAATAACACACTTAAAACTACAACAAGTTATAGCTCGTGTAGTTCCTGATGGAGTTTTTATAGATGCAGATGGTTTAAATGAAGTTGACTTAGGAACTGGTCAAGCATACAATCCAGAGGATGCGTTAAAAATGTATTTCCAAACAGGTAGTGTGGTCGGGAGAAGTTACACTCAAGACGGGGACTTTAATCAAGCCAGAGTTCCTATACAACAGCTTACATCAAATAGTGGTCTTAGCAAGACTCAAATGCTTATAGCTAATTACAACCATTATTTAGACATGATACGGGCTGTAACAGGCTTAAATGAGGCCAGGGATGGTTCTACACCAGACCCCAATTCTTTAGTTGGATTACAAAAGTTAGCTGCATTAAATTCGAATACCGCTACACGCCATATATTAGATGGCAGTTTGTTTATGTATCGTAGCTTAGCTGAAGCTTTAACTTATAGGGTAGCAGACATTTTAGAGTATGCTGATTTTAAAGATGATTTTGTAAACAAAATAGGAAAGTATAATGTTAGTATACTTAATGATATATCTGATTTGTATATATACGACTTTGGTATATTTATAGATGTAGCTCCTGACGAGGAACAGAAAGCTCAATTAGAAGCTAATATTCAAATGGCATTGTCCAAACAAGACATAAACCTTGAAGACGCTATTGATATACGTGAGGTTAAAAACCTAAAGCTTGCCAACCAATTACTTAAAGTAAAAAGAAAACAAAAGCAAGAAAGAGACGAAAAGGCTGAAATGGTCAAGCAACAAACCCAAGCTGCCATGCAAATGAAGTCTCAACAAATGGCATCTCAAGCTGCTATGCAAAAATCTCAGTCAGAGATGAATGCAAAAATGCAAATTAAACAAGCAGAAATAGCTTTTGAAATTGAAAAAATGAAGACTGAAGCTCAATTAAAAAGTCAGCTTATGGAGCAAGAGTTTCAATATAGCCAGCAATTAAGAGATATATCTGAAAGAGCGTTGTCTGATAGAGAGCTTCAAAGAGAAGGTGCTAAAGCTAAAAGAATTAGTCAGCAAAATACAGAACAATCCAGACTAATAAATCAAAGAAAAAATAATTTACCTCCGCAAAGATTTGAGTCTAACGAGGACAGCTTAGATGGTTTTGATTTAGCTGAGTTTGAGCCAAGGTAATTGAATATTTTATATTGTTTAATGTACTATCTTTGTACTAAAATTTAATTTAATGGAACTTAAAGTAAAAGAAGTTGGAGCTGTAGAAGAAAAATCTGCGGTGCAAGTAGAAGAGCAATTGCTTGAAAAAGCAGAGCAACAACACCAGGAAGATGTCGTAGAAGTAAACGAAACTCCTGATATCGAGAAAGTGGATATGAGTAATACCACTGAGCCCGAAAAAGAAATAGAAACTGTAGAGCCTGAAGACACTACAGAAAAAGAATCAACTCAACCCTCGGAGTTAAACGAGGAAGAAGTTCTTTCATTTATTAAGAATAGATACAATAAGCAGATAAATTCTGTTTCAGATTTACTTGAAGAAAGAAAAGAATCTGAAGAATTACCAGAAGACGTTTCGGCTTATTTTGAGTATAAAAAGAAAACAGGCAGAGGAATTGAAGACTATGTTAAGTTAAACAGAAACTTTGATGACATGCCTGAAGACCAGTTGCTAACCGAGTATATCTTGGCTACAGAAGAAGGTTTAGACAAAGAAGACGCAGAGTTGTTGATGGACGACTATTCTTTTGATGAAACTTTGGATGATGAAGTTCAAGTAAGAAAAGTAAAACTGGCAAGAAAAAAAGCAATTGTAAAAGCTAAAAAGTTTTTCAATGAACAGAAGGAAATGTATAAGCAACCTCTTGAGTCAAGTACGGGTGCTTTTTCCGAAGACAGTGAAGAATATAAAAGCTATAAGCAATATGTGGAGCAAGCTAAAACTTTCGAGCAAGAACAAGCCCGAAAGGTTTCTTGGTTTAACCAAGAGACGGACAAAGTCCTAAATAGTGAGTTTAAAGGTTTTAACTTTACTATTGGCGACACTAAAGTTCTTTACAACCCTGGTGGCTCAGTGGATGAAATTAAAAAGGCTCAAGATACACCAATGAAATTCATTGGCAAGTATTTAGATGACCAAGGATTAATTAAAGACGCTGCCGGTTACCATAAAGCTTTAGCTGCTGCGCTTAACCCAGATAGGTTTGCTAAGTTCTTTTATGAACAAGGCAAATCTGATGCGACTGAAGACGTAAATCGTAAGATGAAAAATATAAACATGACTACGAGAAACGCTCCAGAGGTTACAACAAAAGGTAAAACGCAGTATCGCTCAATCAGTTCTTCCTCAGGGAAAGGGCTAAAAATTAAGAGTATTAAAAGAAAAAGTTAAACAATTTAAAAAAAACAAATTATTATGGCGGGAACAGTACAACCAACCCCAGGATTTCAGCTACAGCCAGCCCCACAACAGGTGGCTTTAGCTACAAACTATATTACCGATTTCAACTTTTTGAATCAGTATCTTCCCGATACTTATGAAAAAGAGTTTGAGCGTTACGGTAATCGAACAATCTCCTCTTTCCTTCGGTTAGTAGGAGCAGAACTACCTTCTAACTCAGACCTTATAAAATGGGCAGAGCAAGGTAGATTACACACTAAGTATATCAAAGTAGGAGCAGGCGCAGTAGTTGCAGGCGGAGAAGTAGTTTTCCAAATCAACGATGCTTTAGTTCCAGATAGAGCCGCAACAGGACTTACTGCAGGGCAAATTGCTATTCGTGTAGGTCAAACAGTTGTTGTTGCTAATAACGATGGTTCAGGCGAGTTCAAAGGACTTGTAGTAGCTGTTGATTTAGCTAACGCACAAGTAACTGTAGCGTTCTATGATGCACAAGGTTATACAGGCGGTTCAGGATTAGGAAGTAGTGACGCAACAATCTTCATTTATGGTTCTGAATTTAAAAAAGGAACAAGCGGAATGCAAGGTTCTTTAGAGGCAGAAGATGAAATCTTTGACAACTCTCCAATCATTCTTAAAGATAAGTATGCAGTATCTGGTTCAGATATGGCTCAAATCGGATGGATTGAAGTAACTACAGAAAATGGAGCAAGTGGATATCTATGGTATCTAAAATCAGAGCACGAAACAAGACTTCGTTTTGACGACTATCTTGAGACTGCAATGATTGAAGCTGTTCCTGCACAAGCTGGTTCAGGAGTTAAAGCTCAGGTTCTATCTGACCAAGTAGGAGACAAAGGTTCTGAAGGTATATTCCATGCGGTTAGCACAAGAGGTAACCTTTATGCTGGCGGAAACCCAACAGTTCTTGGTGATTTTGACTCTATTATTTCTCGTTTAGATAAGCAGGGTGCTATTGAAGAAAATGTAATTTTCTTGAACAGAGACTTTGGCTTTGACATTGACGATATGTTAGCTGCTCAAAACTCATACGGAAACCCAGGTGGTACTTCTTACGGATTGTTTGACAATGACGAAGAAATGGCATTGAACCTTGGGTTCACAGGATTCCGTAGAGGATATGATTTCTATAAGTCAGATTGGAAATATCTAAATGACCCAACTATGCGAGGTGGTTTAGCGGGCGGAGCAACTTCAGGACGTGTAAACGGACTATTAGTTCCAGCTGGTTCAACTACAGTGTATGACCAAATCCTTGGCAAAAACGCTAAGAGACCATTCCTTCACGTGCGTTACCGTGCTTCAGAAACTGAAGACAGACGTTATAAAACGTGGATTACTGGTTCTGCTGGTGGAGCTGCTACATCGGATTTAGATGCGATGGAAGTTAACTTCCTATCAGAAAGATGTGTTTGTACAATGGGTGCAAACAACTTCTTCTTGTTTACAGATTAGTATATTACCCAAAGGGGGTGTCCTTAAAGACACTCCCTTTTTTATTATTTTAATTAAATTATATTCAAATGAAAAAAAGAAAGCAACTTGTAGATAAAGCCTACAAACTAACCAGAAACGCAGCACCATTATCTTTTATGCTGCCAACAAGACATAATCGTAGAAACCCTCTATTATACTTTGACGAGGAGACGGGAACAAACAGGCCGCTACGATATGCACGAAATCAAGCTTCTCCTTTTGAAGATGAACAAGACGGTAACGCTATCGTTGAACCTATCATTTTTGAAGATGGATTTTTAAGCGTACCTAAAACTAACCCCGTGCTTCAGGAGTTTTTACATTATCACCCTATGAACGGAAAACGTTTTATAGAGGTTAATCAAGAGGCTGATGCGCAACAAGATGTGGATAAATTAAACTCACGTGTAGACGCTTTGATTGAAGCTCGAAGTCTAACTATAGAGCAAGTGGAAAATATATCCAGCGTTTTATTTGGCATAGACCCATCTAAGATAACATCCTCAGAATTGCGTAGAGATTTGCTTGTGTTTGCAGAAAATCATTCACAGGATTTTTTATCAGCTATTAACGACCCGATGATGAAGCTTCAAGCTACCATCACTCAATTGTTTAATAAAAAGATTTTAGTTTATAAGAACTCTAAAAAAGACGTATACTTTAACACGTCTTCAAACAAAAAACGTATGTTGACTTTACCTTTCGGTGAAGACCCGCTATACGTTATAGCTTCATACCTTCAATCTGATGATGGCATAGAAGTATTAAAGTTTTTAGAAAAAAAATTGGAAAATGAAAAATAAGTTATATATTTGAACATTCGATTTTTTTATTAAACATAATTGATTGCTCATAGTCAATTCTCCAAAAGGAGGTCACGGAAACGGGGCCTCTTTTTTTTTGCTTATCTTTGTACAAAAGATATTTACAGATGAGTATGATAAATTCAGTGCGTGAAACCGTACTGTCATTGTTGAATAAAAATAACTATGGCTACATTACGCCTAATGATTTTAACTTGTATGCTAAGCAAGCTCAGTTAGATGTATTTGAGGATTATTTTTATCAATACAACTATCAAATTAATCAAGAGAATAAAAGACAATCAGGCACGGGTTTAGCGGACATAACCAAAGGATATGAAGAAGTTATAGATAGCTTTTCAGAGATAGAATCTTTAAGCCACTCTGCTTTAAATTTATTTAACTTACCTTCAGATTATTGCTTAATAAATAAATTAAACTACTACCCTAACTTTATTACGAGCGGAACAATAGACCAGGCTGGCCCAACAGCTTCTACTACTGTTTCAGAAACAGGAGCAACGTTTATTAGTTCAGGTGTAAAAGTGGGAGATATTGTAAGTAATTTAACTACTAATGAATTTGGGTATGTAACACAGGTGATTTCTGAAACAACTTTGGTTGCCACACAGCTGTGGGAACTTGGGAACGAATATTCAATAGTAACAAATAAAAACGTTCGTGAGATAGAAAGAGTTTCTCAGCAAAAAATATTTAAGTTAAACGCATCAAACTTGACAAAGCCAACTGCTTTATTCCCCGCATATTTTTTAAATGGAAACACAACAACTGTATATCCAGATATAATAACAAATCCAGGGACTGTTATTGCTCAATACGTAAGATATCCTAAACCACCAAAATGGACGTATTTTAATTTAGTTGGAAGCGAACCTACATTTAATGAAACTGCAGCTGATTACCAAGACTTTGAGTTGCCTCAAGATGATGAGCCAACTTTAGTAATGAAAATATTACAGTTTGCAGGTATGTCTATAAGAGAGATTGAAGCTATAAAATTTGGTCAATCACAAGAAATGGTAGAAAATCAAAATGAACAATAATGGCATATATTAGCGCATGGCAATATTACGAGAATGAAGGTAACGCACCAGAAAATGAAAACTGGGGGTCTTATCAATACGTGAGCCTGGAAGATATTGTCAACAATTTTATGTTGATGTATGCGGGCAACCATTCTTTAATTAACAACGAAGAGCGGTTTAAAGTTTTGTTTCATGCTAAAAGAGCAATTCAGGAACTAAACTACGATGCGTTTAAAGAAATTAAAATATTAGAACTTCAAGTGTGTGACAATTTAAGATTTGTTTTGCCACCGGATTATGTTAACTGGGTAAGGATATCTATATATAAAGACGGTGTGCTTAGACCTCTTACTGAAAACATACAAACTAATTACAGCGATGCGTACTTACAAGACCATGAGTGTAAAATATTATTTGATGACCAAGGAAATGTTTTAAAGCCATCTACATCTTTAATTGATTTACAACGAATTGAAGGCACAAAAAAGAGTATTTACTTAAACCAAAACAGCCCTTACAACAATATGGAAGGATACTGCGTTGATGGGTATTGGTGCTTTGATTACGCCATTGGCGCTCGTTATGGTTTAAATACAGAAACAGCTAACTCTAATCCTACTTTTCGAATAGACTCAAAAAGTGGAGTAATTAACTTTAGCTCAGGAATGGCAAAAGAATTTTGCATCCTTGAGTATGTCTCAGACGGAATGGAATCTGGAGATGATTCTAAAATAAGCGTTAATAAATTGTTTGAAGAATATATTTATGCGTATATCCAGTTTGCTATATTGAATGGTAAGTTAGGGGTTCAAGAGTATATTGTAAATAGAGCAAGAAAAAGAAGCTCTGCTTTACTTAGGAATGCTAAAATTAGAATTAGTAACATACACCCTGGCAGACTACTTATGAATATGCGAGGTAAGGATAAATGGATAAAGTAATATGCCTACTACTCAAAGAAATTTTATAGCTGGACGAATGAACAAGAGCGTTGATGAACGCCTTGTGCCTAATGGTGAATATATAAATGCTGTTAACGTTAGGCTTGGCTCTACCGAACAATCAGAAGTCGGGTCGGTTGAAAATTCAAAAGGAAATCAAAAGCTTACTTCAATAGAGTATTTAAACGTGCCACTAAGCTCAGAAGCAAAATGTATTGGCTCTTTACAGGATGGTCAGCGCGAAACAATAATATGGTTTGTGCACGACCCTGCGTTTACAGGCTCACCTACTGGGAAGCTCGACATGGTCGTTTCTTTCAATGTAGTGGAAAATACACTTAATTATCATTTAATAAGTGTAAATGACGGTGGAGGAGTTAACACAACTTTAAATTTTAATGACAAGTTTTTAATCACGGGTGTCGATAGGGTGGATGACTTATTGTTTTTTACAGACAATATAAATCCCCCAAGATTTATAAATATTTTAAGACCCTACGACATTCCAATAGGGACTCCTTTGGTTGATGTCTTTACATCTGAAGAGATATTAGTAATTAAAAAACCACCAGCCACATCACCATCTATATCTTTACGCGCCTTAAGTGGTGAAGAAAATTTTTTAGAAACAAGGTTTATTAGTTTTGCGTACAGATATCAATACGAAGATGGAGAATACTCTGCTTTATCCCAATTTTCAGAACCTGCTTTTCAGCCTGTTGGATTTGATTTTAGCACAGACTCAGGTCTTAACGAGGGCATGCAAAATGCCTTTAACTCAGTTCAGGTAACATATAATTCAGGTTCAAATTTAGTAAAACAAATAGAAGTAGTATTTAAAGAATCTACAAGTAGTGTTATAAAATCTATTGAAAAATTTAACAAGGAAGAATTAGGTCTGGCTAACAATACAAATTATAATTTAGATTTTACAAACAGTAAGATATTTACCGTGTTGCCCAATACTGAAATAGTAAGGTTGTTTGACAATGTTCCTTTAAAAGCTCAAGCTCAAACTATTATGGGTAATCGGTTGGTTTATGGCAACTATGTTGACGGTTTTGATTTAATTGACTTAAACACAAACCCAGTAAAATTAGAATACACCGTTGGTTTAGTGTCTGAAGAGATTGGAGCTGGAGATGTTTCTGATGAAACTGCTCCGCAAGATTATTCTATTGATGGCCCTGTCACAATACAAAACGCAAGAGTTAATTTTGACTTAAATGGATTGGAATTGAAAGCTGGTGCTACCATTACTTTTGATATTCGTTTTGACCACTCTCAATTTAGTGGACAAACTCCTTTTCCTTCAGAAACAACTGACAATATAGACATATCATTTGCTTTTAATTTACCAAGTGATTTTAATAGTGTATATGAATTAGCTACAGACCCATTATTTACTGAAAGCGTTGGGACAGCAGCCAATATAAAACCTGTTTCTGGTCAGCCAGGTGATGAAACTTCTTGTGACGGTACAACTTTTACAGATTCTTTCAACTGCTTGATACCTCAAAACTTAGATTCATTAACAAAATTTGCCAGCGGAATATCAGCTAACGGACAGGCAATACAGATATTTACTTCTCCAGGCAGTACTGAAATAGGTTTTTCATTGCTATCAATGGCTTATGTAGATGATATAACAACCCCTACACAAACGGTTTATGAGTATTATGACATATCGTCTGCCGAAGGGTTTTATTTAGGATTAGGTAATCCAAAAAGCTTACATAGTAATAGAGACTATGAAATAGGCATTGTGTATATGGATGAATTTAATAGGTCTACTACAGCTTTAGTTAGTCCTAATAATACCACGCATATTCCTTGTGCCCTTTCAAGCTTTGCTAACAGAATAAAGGTTGAAATACCGCCTACTCAGTTAGCTCCAAAATGGGCTACAAAATACAAGTTTGTAATTAAACCTGATTTAGAAGATTATAATACAATATATACTAACATATTTTTTCTTGACCCCACAACTAATGCTACGTTCTTTTTATTAGATGGTGAAAACTCAAGGAAAGTAGAGGAGGGCGATAGGTTAATAGTAAAAAGAGATACGGAGGGGGCGACTACAAAATGTAGATTTGCCACAGTATTAGAAAAAGATGCTCAAACCGCAGACTTTTTAGACCCCGCTCCAAAAGATGGCCTTGGTGAAGATGTGCCTATCCCCGCTGGTACTTACATGAAAATATTAGCTAATGATTTTAACATTATTCAAGGAGATAATCCTGTAATACAGGCAGGACAAAAGAAATCTACGGGGACAAGTGGTGGCTCATATCCTGTTGTTAGATACCCTTGTAACATTCCAGACCCCAATATATCTGGTAGTTTTATAGACTACACAATCCCTGCTGGCTCAAGAATAAAAATAGAAGCAGATTTTAATAGACCAGGGAAGGGGAGAAAGTGTGACGGCAGAAGATATCAATTAGACTTAAACTTGACTTCATCTCAAGAATATGAAAACTTTAAAGAATGGTGGGATGGAGATAATGTTGAGGCAAGATTAGGAGATGGCACAGCAACTGTTTCTGGAGACCCTGATTGCCCCGTACCGTATTTTCAAAACTTTTATGACGCTTCTTTTGCGGCTGATGATAATGATATAGATAGAAACCCGTGTATTTATAATTGGAGATACTATAGAGACTCCACAACAAATGAATTATTATTATTAGTTAGCGGAACAAACTCGTGTTCCGGAGCAACAAACGGCTCAAGAGACAGAAGGGCTCGTGTTAGTTTAACCATTTCTGTATTTAGGGCAGACAACACTATTGTTTTTGAAACTCAACCAGAGGACGCTACTCCAGATTTGTGGTATGAGTCTTCTCAATCTTTTGAGATAGACACTGTAAATGGTTTTCATACGGGTAATGTTCAAAATCAAACCAGCGTACAATCTGCTGTTATTGACACTGCATTTTTTAATTGTTATTCTTTTGGCAATGGTGTGGAAAGTTACAAAATAAGAGACTCAATAATAGGCAAAGAATTGGCTTTAGGTGAAAAAACCACCTCTACTTCTGAAATAGATTTTAAAGAAGCGCACAGATTTGCAGACTTAACTTATAGCGGTGTTTACAATGACGAGTCTAATGTTAATAAGCTGAATGAATTTAACTTAGGATTGTTAAACTTTAAACCTTTGGAAGATACGTTTGGCCCTATTAGAAAATTGGATGCAAGAGAAACAGATATACTTGTATTACAAGAAGATAAAATATCTTATGTATTAGCAGGGAAAAACCTTTTATCAGATTCAACAGGCGGAGGACAGGTAGCGTCAATTCCTGAAGTTTTAGGCACTCAAATCGCTCGCATAGAACAATATGGTATTAGTAACAACCCAGAAAGTTATGTTCAGTGGGGGTACGATAAATTTTTTACTGACGCAAAAAGAGGTGTGGTATTAAAATTATCTGGCTCAGGACAAAGCGAGCAGCTTACAGTGGTGTCAGAATTTGGAATGAGGTCTTATTTTAGAGATTTATTTATTGGAGCTCCAAACACCCAAAAGCTCGGAGGGTATGACCCGTATATGAACGAGTACGTTTTAAGCTCTAACATAGAAGAACTACCTGTAGATGTTCAATGTTTTGGATGCGGTTTTAAAAGGACATTTTCAATTGAAACAGGGAAAACGATTGACTACTGCGTAAATACAGGTCAGCTTGTTGGGGATGTAAATGTAGATGTTATTATAACTGGAGGTAGCGCTTCGGTAATTGCTGAATATAATGGATTGTCTCAAAACATCTCATCAACAGGGACTCTTGTTATTGACAAGAACATAGTAAACAACGAAGAAGTAAGTATATCTTTAGGAGGAGTTACTGGAGCTATAGTTTCCGTTACAGTTAACTGTCCCGTTGCAGAAGAAATTACGATTACTCAAGTTTGCATTACAAATGCTACAGATGCAGGGCAATTTATACATAATGATTACAGATGGGTAGATGGAACTTTTGTTTCTCCACTTCACTCTGAGCAAGTAGAATTTATAGATGATACTGCATCTATAATTGTTTCACAATTTTCATCAATTACAGGGCCGCAAGGTGCAGGAGTAATTCCTGCAGATTCTGCTGATGTAAGTGTTATTAGCAGAAAAGCTCCACAAGATGATTTTGTTTTTGACCCTGCACAAAACGAATTATATTATTTAAGGACAGACACGGTTTATCAAAACACTCCCGCAGATATAATAAGTCTTTTGAATGCTGCTGTTTCATTAACTATTGATACCTCTCAAGCGCCAGTGGCATATTCGGGTGAATTTCCAATGCCTAATTCTGGAAAATACCTATATTTGATATATGATTACAGAAGCTCAGTAGAGGCTACTTTATGCTATTCTACAGCAGACTTAGAAGATGTTTGCTGTAATTGTAACGAACCTATACCACTATTCTAATGGCAACAGAGGGAACATATTATTTAAACGGCCCAGACCTTGTTAGTTCTTCGGCAATATTTACCGACCCTGACATGAATGTCTGTGCTCCAGATGGTTTTTATTCTAATGGCCAAATTGTTCGTGAACAAGTTAACTGCATATTGTTACCTCAACAAGACTGCCCTACGTGTGCAGTACCTTGTGGACAAATAGCTGGATTTTCAAGCAATGTAAATGGCACGTTTTTAGGGCAAACAAGTGTGGGGGCAGACTTGGGCGCTGTTATAATATATTCTATTGTGGGAAACTCAATTCCTGATGGCGTTCTTGTAACATACGATAATCAAACTTTTAATCAGCTGACATTTCAAGGAAACAACGGAACCCCCATTGGTTTAAATAGTACAATTGGAAGCCCTACATATTATGGTAGTGCTCAACGAACACCTACCACAACAAATAATTTACCTGTATACACAATTCAATCAGATGGAAATTACATTCAGTCTTCACTGCCAAACAGAAATATAGTTGTTGACTCCAACAATGTTGACCTTCGTGGCGGCGGCGGGGCGACTGTTTACACTCAAGTAATACCAAAGGCGACATCTGTTTCAATAATGAACATAGATTACTTTGGGCCAATAGTAGGCACATTTTTTCAATACGAAGCAAGCTGTCCAGCTGCATTACCTTCATTTCAGGGGGCAGCTATAAAAGGAAATACAGATTGCGCCAATATTGATACAACTTATTATTTTGCTCCTAACGCAACGGTTACTGGAGCTTTTCCTAATCAAACATTTGTACCTGACACAAATACAGTACCTATTGTTGGTAACTATGTTTATTCAGATGCTAATGCTGGTAATGGATTGAACTTAACAGCAACGCCACAGTATATTATTTTAGCCGACAATAGTTATTTAGAAATAGTTCATGGTATTGTAGTTTCTGTAGGTGCTCAATGTACAAGTCCACCATTACCATGTTCTGGGTCTCTAAATCCCCCCGTAGGAAATCAAGGGCACTATACGGTAGAATTAGACGCAGGCTCTACTCAAAATGACGTAGGCGCTGTAATGGTATATTTTGACCCTCAAAGTTTTCCAGACGCAATTAGAGTAGAATATGACGGCGTATATTACAACACGCTTTCAACCCCTTCTTTAGGCTACAGACAAAGTCAAAGTGGTATAGCTGGTGCGTTTACATTGTTGGGAGACCCTAATAATAATTGTTGGGCGGGTCAAGTAGGTACAAATACTTATAACAGGTCTATTTTAAGGCCAACAAATACGTGGGCAGCAAATAATCCATCTACAGGAAACTACACTCTCAACACAACAGACAACCAAACAAATGCTGCTACACAAAATGTGTTTAGTTACATAGTAATACCAAAACCAAATGCTACCCCTAACATTGTTACTGTTGAGGTTTTAGGGCCATGCCCAGGCACAGGTTTTAATTTAGCTATTGATTGTCCAATACAATTACCATCTTTTCAATCAAGTACCGTTCAATCTAATAACGATTGTACAGCTTCATTTTCTCAGGTATATTACTTTGCAAAAGATTATGCAGATAGAGCTGATGCTACAGTGGTTTATCCTAAATTATACTACTTTGTATTTGAAGACCATGATGGTATAACACCATTAGCGCAAGGTATTTATATTATGGATAACAATGATTTTATACAAGTAGATGCTAACGGAATAGTAATCGCCACTGGAGCGTGTGCACCAATACCTTAAATATATGTCAAATATAACAGTAACATTTAGCGAAAATTCAAAAGGGTGGCCATCTTTTTATACTTACTATCCTGATTACATTCAGGGTATGAATCAGTTTTTGTATACATTTAAAGGCGGTAACTTATACCAACACAACTCTGACAATGTTTCCAGAAACAATTACTACGGTGTTCAGGGAGAGTCTAAAATGACCAGTGTGTTTAATGAATCGCCACTTGACAATAAGAAGTTTAAAACACTTATGCTTGAGGGAGATGATAGTTGGTCTGCAGAACTTTCAACTGACTTACAAACTAATGGCTTTATAGATGCCAGTTATTTTGAGCAAAAAGAATCTGATTGGTTTGCTTTTGTTAGAAACAATTCTACAAATCCAGCTGGAGAAAATCAATACGCAATGCGTTCACTAACAGGTATTGGCGACAGCACAACTGCCAATAATGATACAACTACCGCTACAATAACTTTTAATTTAAACTTAGGCTCTATTATATCTATAGGAGACCAGTTGTTTTTTGCGGACAACACGCCTCCAGTTACTACGCTAACTCCACAATTTTGTGGACAAATAACGTCAGTTACATATAGTAGTATCACAAACACTTCAACTGTAGTAGTAGATAACCAGGTTCAAGGTGCAGTTCCGATTCCATCGCAAAACTTTTATTTTCTATATATAAAAGATGCTGTAGCGGAATCACAAGGAGTGTTAGGGCATTACTGTGTTTTTGAATTAACAAACGATTCAACTGTGGCTACAGAGCTATTTGCTGTTAAATCAGAAGCTTTCAAAAGTTATCCTTAAAATTCTTATCTTTGTAGAAAAGTATGGGTATATTAAGTGTATTCAAAAGGAAAAGGAAAAAACCTGAAGATATACTTCAATATGTTCACCAAAATAGAGGGTTATTGTGGGAAAATATTAGTGTCTTTAAAGACACTGTATTGCAACACGAGGGAAGTGTAAAAAACCACACGCCTGAAATGGAGGAACTTATGCCTGTTGAGCACAATCTCCAAGATGGTCTATACACCAGGGAGATATTTATGCCGAAAGGGACACTGGTGGTTAGCTATATACATAAGCAAAACCACCCATCATTTTTTCTTAAAGGAGAGATGTCAGTTCTTTTAGATACAGGTGAGGTAAAAAGAATTAAAGCACCAATGAAGGTGATGACTGAAATAGGAACACAAAGAGTTGCATATATGCACGAAGATTGCACGTGGGTTTGTGTTTATAGGACAGATGCTGAAAATATTAAAGATGCGGAAAAGGAAGTTTATACAGAAAACTATAAAGACTTACCTGAACACGTTATAATAAATAAAGAACTACTATGTCAGGAGCAATTGCAGGATTAGCTATAGGGGTGGGAACAGCCACCATGAGCTTCGTTCAAGCTGGAAAACAAAAACGAATGATGGAAGACGCTGAACGGGCGGCTCAACAAGCTATGGCTGAAGTTGAAAAAGAACTTACCAAAAATGAATATGAAGCTTTGGCTATTCAAAAAGAACCATACGAGATTGCTCAAGATACACTAAAGTCGCAGGCAGCTACTGAGTTACAAGCTGTTAGAGAAGGCTCTCAGCGTGGAGTATTGGCTGGTTCACAAAGAGTAGGACAGGGAGTATTAGCGGCGGCTGGAGAACAGCGGACAGCTATGGGTAAAGAGCTTGGTGATTTAGACAAGTTGGTAGCGGCAGAAGAATCCAGGAAGTCAGACATTAAAGCTAACCTTAAGTTAGGGGAGGCTCAAGGGGCTCAACAAGCCATGAGAGATGCTCAGGCTGCAAGAGACGCTAACTTACAACAAGGTATAATGGGTGTGGCAAATGTAGCGCAACAGGGCTTATCTATGCTTCCAGATTATGGTATGAGTTCAGAGGCTCGTGATATTAATGCTATGCAGCGTGATGTTAAAAAATCCGCTAAGCAAGACTTCTTGAATGCCGGGGGTACAAGAAAAGAATTTAGACAAAGTTATAATCCAGATACTGCATTTCAACAGGCTATAGGAGGAGTGACAATGACTCCAGGGCAGTTCAAAACATTTGGAAATAACAATATTGCATTTGATGAATTAGGTCAAATGTCGATGACAAATATTCAAGACCAATTGCTTCAAATGACACCCGAACAAAGACAAATGATATCTGGTTTATTAGCCCAATAATTATATAGATGGCAAAAAGTTATTACGGTTACGTAGAAAGAGAGGCCTCTTCAGGGGTAAACTGGGAACAGATAGGTTCAGAGCTAACATCCAAACTAAAACAAGCTGGAGATGAAAGAGCGGCTCGTAGACAAGCTATTGATGATGCTTCTAAAGAATACCAAACTACATTAGACGATGCTCCTTCCGGGGATTTTAAACCTGCAAACCAATTTGCATTAGAACACGCTGCATCCGCACAACAAGCTCGACTTATGCAAGACAGACTTTTAAAGTCAGGTCTATTGAAATCAAAGGACTATACTATACAGAGACAAAATTTAACTGACGGAACAAATGAACTATTCGGTTTGTCTAAAGAGTATCAAAAAGAGTACACCGAAAAAATGGCCAGGCTAAAAGCTGGCGAGTCTCAAGAATTAGAAGGATGGTTAATGTCTCAAATAGAAGGTTTATCTAATTTAAGAAACACCGGAACATATATAAACCCAGAGACAGGGGTTGTAAGTATTTCAAAAGTAGTAGACAAGGATGGCGTAAGAACCATGAGCGAAGACCCTAATGATTTTATGACTGTTAACCAATTAAGAAACAGGCAAAAAACTAAGTATGACAACTTTAAAGTTGGCGCTACAATGCAAGCTGAGGCTGATAGACTTGGAAGCTACATAACTACCCTTCGTAGTGCTGGTGGCCCAGGATATTCAGGTCAATTAAAAAAATTGCTTGACCCCACACAAAGAGGTAAACTTAGTGGAGACCAAGCAAAAGCTGTAGATAGCTTTACAAAGATGGAGGATGATATGATTAACTCTTATATTACAGCAAATCCATTAAACGGTTTAGCGGTATTAACAAACTACGTAACTACTAATCCAGAAACAGGGAAACGATACGACCTTACGTTTGACGAGAAGGCTGCTAAAGCAGACCCTAATATGATTTTAGTACGTGATGATGGCAGCGGAACGATTGAACCTGTGTTTACTGAAGCTCAATCTAAGGTTGCGTTTGATGCGGTTAGAGCAAACTTCCGAAACCAGATTGACCGAGAGGAAACAGTATCTACTTACACTGAACAACAAGAAACTGCTACACAAGAACAAGCTGGAAGGCGTGAAAAAGCAGAAGATAATGCGCTTAGCTCTTGGAACGACATTGCTTACGGCACTCCAGAAGAAAAGTCTACAGCCATCAATCAATTGCTTGGAACAGATAAAGCCAAAAAATCTGGCGTGATAGCTATTGACACTTCAGTACCAGGTGAAGTAGTAGTAACTTACACTGACTCTTCTAAGAACAGAACAATAAACTACGACCCAGATAATATAACTATTCAAGAGTGGGCTGAGCTTGGTAATGAGATACACGGAGTGGACGATGTGGCTACAGTTCTTGAGCGTTCAGGAGGCGCAAGATTTGTAAAAGATGCAGAAGGCAATAGAATACCTGCACCATTAGACTTTTCTGAAACTTCCATGACAGATGTGTTCGCAACCAGAGAAGGGAAAACAGAGAGAGAAACTGCTACGCAAACTACTACAAGATTGTTAGAAGAAGGTATACCTGATTTAGATTTATC